TTTTTATGTATGCAACTGCTTCAGGATAATTCCTTGCAACGTGAGGAAATGTTCCGTTATGAACAATTTGTAACTTGGTGTTACTTCCCAGAATAGGAACTGCAGCCCACATACCATCCTTAGTAATATATCCCTCAGGGTATCCTGGTTTTGTATCCAGAATACTCTTATTGGGACATGTATAGAACTTTCTGTAATCAGAACTTTGCATTGACACTAACTACTGTTGCTTTTGGATTACGTGCCAATGCAGTGTCTCTTGCATCAGAATAATCACGTGCTTCTACCTCTTCATAGAAGACTCTTCCAGCAACATACAACTTGACTTCGCATCTCATAGGAGTTTCCTCGTTTGGTATGTACATATTATATACTAAAAAAGGGGTCTTGACGACCCCTCTTGTGACAGTTCAACAATAGTCCTCCAATTTAATTAATCGGTGCATTTTACGGTATGTTTGATGTGTCTCATCTTGATTGAGTTGAGGAATAACTCCAAGAAGTTTCCAAGGCCTTTCAGTAGGGGGATTAATATTAATATTAAAACCTGTAGATGCAGCAGTACGATTAACAATATCAAAACACTCTTTGTACCTCCAATCAATATACTCCATAAATTCAATATATCCCTTTTTAATCTTTGATGGAATCTTTTTAGTTGTATAAAGAACCACATAAGACTCTTCTGGGATTTGATCTGCAATTTTTGCCCATAAACGACCTTGATTAGTATTACTAGGAGCTGCATAAACGAATACCCTTTTACCTCCAAGACATACTTCTCCATCAAGACAAGCATCACTAGGAACATCAGGAGATTTCCTTAAATAATCTAAAACTTCTTCTCTGTCTGGAATCCAAATAGCCTGTTGACCACCTGCTACTGATTCATAGATTTCTTCTACCAAATTAGGTATATCTTGAGCATCTATAAACCTTTCTGCTTCAAATTCATTAGTGACTAATTTAGTAATCTCAGTCTTATCATGCTCTATATTACCTTCAGTAACAGCAGAAATACCAGCCTCATGAAGGTCTTTATATTTTGTAGGTCTGCTGATAAGATCATCATTACCAATTAATCCCTCAGATAAAGATTGAACATAGGCAGTCTCAATATCATCTTCTTCAGGATAATCAAAAACTGCCACAGCAATAAATGTTTCACCTGATATAATAGCTGCTCTTATTCTTGTTCTTCCATCCTTTACTTTTTCTCTTACATCTATAATTGGGGGAAATGGTTCATATCTCCATCCCTTCTTTGTGTAAGATTGTGATATTGCCTTATCTGCATTATCTCTATTACCATCAGCTCTGATGGCAATATTTAATAAGTCTTCATGGTATGGATCTCCACCATACTTTGATAAATCAAGAAATCTAAATCCGATGAATCTACCTCGTTTAACATGAGATTGTATCTCTTCCTCAGTCCAACGATTTTCATACTTTTCAAGATCAATAAC